TGGCTACAGCCGCAAACGCATCGCGCAGGGATTCAGGCGCGCTCATCTCTGCCCCCCAATCTTGCTAATGATCTCGCCCAAGTCAGGCGCTTCCCAAGCCGCCAGCTTGCCGGAACGGTCTTTCGCCAACCATGCACCATCACCGTCACACATCAATGCACGCTGGCTTTGGCCTTCTGCATCTTTTTCCACGCGCAGGGCCAGCACTTCGTCAAAGAAATAGGGCAGGCTTTGAGACAGCGTCTTGCCTGGCATCGATGGGCCATACATCACTTTGCCCATCTCATCCTGAAGCTTCTCCAGCTTGGCCGACATATAAACGTGAAGGCCAGGCAAGTCACGGAACGAGCGAATCAGCTCGGTCATGGTGCTGTTCATTTCGCCATAAGCAGCCCGCCCATCTTTTGTGGCTTTCTTCTCGGCATTCAGCACCACCTCGGCCACTTCGCTAATTGAATCCAGCGCCACCGATTTAAATTCCTTTGCCTCAGCACTGTCGCGCAGCCAGACATAAGCCTCGCGCAAGTCATCCATGCTTCCGATCTCAATATATGGCACGTCGGCATCAGCGATGGACAGCAAACCACCCTCAGCAGACAACACCACCGGATTAGGCAGTGTTTTAATAAGCGAAGTCTTGCCAGCACCTGCTTGCCCATAAACAAGCAACTTCACACCATCAGCAGCTAACGCGCTGCTACGCTTTAAATTGATTGCCATTTCACATCTCCTGTAACCTGCACCGTCGGCCATTCCGTTCGTGCAATGGTTGTACTTTAGCAAGACTTCTGATAGATTGCAACAACGCAATGAAACTTTTTTAACAAATAAGGATAAAAACATGACACTTGAAGATATCCGCGCAGCTCTGCGGGATAGGAAAATATCGGTGGTGGCGCGGGCTACGGCTATCCACCCGAATACGATCCGCAGCATTATTAAGCAACCTGAAGCAAACCCGACGCATCGAGTAGTGAAAGCCCTGGCTGATTACCTGAGCGGCGGGGTGCGGAATGGCTGACCTTACAAAGATTTTGGGAGGTCCGTGGGCACCACCAGCGACCGAGAAAAGAGTCGCGCCCCCGGAGGATCAGTTTCGTGAGGCAATGTTAAGCGCCGGGGTTCAGCCCCCGAACGAAATTATTCTTGACGGTCAGTTGCGCCGGTTTCGTCCTGACCCGAAAAAGCACGATCGCTCTGGTTGGTATGTGGGCCATGCTGACGGCATCTGCACCATGATCTGGGGCGATTGGCGGCAAGGCATAGAACAAACCATAAAAGCGACCATAAATCGACCATATACCGTAGCCGATGAGATGGCCCATGTCGCTCGCGTAGCAGCAGCTAAAGCAGCCCGTGACTTGGAGCGCAAGAAGCAAAACGAAGTCGCCGCTAATACCGTAGATAAGATATGGTCAGAGGGTGCCGCCGCCAGCCCTGAACATCCGTACTTAAAGCGCAAGGGCATCCAGCCACACGGCGCAAAGATCACGGGCGACGGTCGCCTAATGGTGCCGCTCTTTGACTCGGATGGCGTACTCGCCAGCCTGCAATACATTGATGCTGAAGGCGGGAAGCTTTATCACCCAGGCGGCAGCGTAGGCGGTAAGTTTTGCATCATCGGCACGCTGGATGTGCCGGGTGTGTTGTACGTTGCAGAGGGCTTTGCCACCGCCGCCACCATCCACGAGGTAAGCGGCAGGCCGGTGATTGTGGCATACAGCGCCAGCAACTTGGTGCCCGTCACTGGCACCATGCGTGAGATACACGGACAAGCACAAGACATTGTGATTATGGCCGATAACGACGCGTCTGGCGTAGGCCAGAAATACGCCGAACAAGCCTGCGCCAAGTACGGGGCGCGCATGGTTATGCCGTCTATTCAGGGCGATGCTAATGACTATGCACAGGCAGGGCATGACCTGGCAGGGCTTTTGAATCCTCAATCCGATAAGACCATGCTCGACAAGCTGAAGGTGGTGTTCGGTGATGGCCTATCTACCGACTATGAAGCGCCGAATGAGCTGGTTGAGGATTTCATGACCATCGGCGGCATGGCGGTGTTGTATGGCGACAGCAACAGCGGAAAGACGTTTTTTGCGTTGTCGCTTGCCGCTCACATCGCATCCGGCCAGCCATTCTTCAAGCGCCAGATCGACCCCGGCCTAGTTGTCTATCTAGCGAGCGAAGCGCCCGGCTCGATCCGATCCAGAATGCAGGCCATCAAAAAGCATTACGGGTGCAGCCTCGAGAACTTGGCAATGGTTCCGGTGCCGCTCAATTTCTACGCCAACGAAGGCGATGCACGAGACGTAATTGAGCTGGTCAAAACAATTGAGCAGATCAAAGCGCAGCCCGTCCGCTTAATTATTGGCGATACCTTGGCACGTATGAGCGCCGGGGCAAATGAGAATAGCGGCGAGGATATGGGGCCAGTTATGGCTAGGTTTGATTCTGTGGCACAAGCCACTGGTTCAGCCCTACTTATTATTCACCATAACGGAAAAGATCAAGCCAAAGGTGCTCGCGGATGGTCAGGCATTAGGGCGCATATTGATACAGAAATTGAGGTAATGGAAAAGGACGGAATAAGGTCTGCAACTATTACCAAGCAAAGAGAATTGCCGGGTAAAGGTGAGATTATATATTTCCGTTTGGAAGTGGTGGAAATGGGTATAACCAAGTTCGGAAAACCGGCGACCACTTGCGTGGCGGTGCCAGATGAAAGCGCCAGCACAGAGCAGTCACATAAACGACCCACCAAGCACGATGAGAACGTCAGGACGTTTGAGCGGGCTTGGTTTAATAGTGGAGCGGAAATAAGGGAAGATAAACCATATATAAGCCGTTCCGCTTTGAGGGAATTACTTATATCTGACGGCATGTCAGAGCGCACCGCCAAGAACAAAACCGAGGCCAGCCGGTCAGATGGCCTCATCGCGCCAATGCTCAACGCCGGAACAATCGAGCCATTTGAGCATGGTTGGGTGGTCGTTGATGGGGTTCAGGCTAGCGCAATGATGCTTAAAAAAAGTGCCCCTAAGTGCCCCTAACTGCCCCTAGGGGCTTCAGGGGCGTTTAGGGGCGATTGTGGAAAAATTAACAAAAAACGCCCCGCCCCTGCCCCTGACACGTATACGTCAGGGGCGGTAGGGGCATTGTTAATTCGTCAGGGGCAGGGGTAGGGGTTGCGAACAATGTACAATGACGAACAATGTGCTATGATCAGGGAGAAGAGATGCAAGTAGGCGGACAGCACTACCAGAAAGACGTTCAGCCAATCGATGCTATGGCGGCATGGATGAGCCGGGAAGAGTTACAGGGGTTTTACTGGGGCAATGTGATTAAGTACGTTGCTCGGTGGAAAGATAAGAACGGGCTGGAGGACTTGAAGAAGGCCCACGATTACCTTGAACGGTTAATTAACATTCAGGTGAAATAATGGAAATCGTTATTGCTTTCGTTGGTTTTATTATCATTAGTTTGTTTTTGTTTTTGGATTAATTATGAACAAATATATTGTTACTGTTTTGTTGTTTGTTGGTATGGCTAATAGTGCAAATGCCAACACATATGAATGCACCGTTGATAAGCGTGGCATTATGGTTTGTTATCCTAAACCTCGTGGGTTTTGATTATGGGTCGAATTATTACCAAGCGATACCCTGAAACAATAAATAGCATCCTTGAAATGATGCAATCAGGTAAAAGCTTGCGTAATGCTTGTGACGCTCACAATGTATCTTCATCGGCATTTATGCTTTGGGTTAGCGAGGATCGCAACTTAGCTGAACAATACAAAGCCGCTCGTGAAACAATGATCGACAAGATTGCTGATGATACTGTCGCACTTGCCGATGCTGATCCTGAGCGCGGGCCTGATGGAAAAGTAGATAGTGGTTGGGTTAGTAATCAGCGTTTAAAGATTGACACGCGCAAATGGCTTCTAAGCAAGCTCGCGCCTAAGAAGTACGGCGACAAGATCGAAGTGTCTGGCGATTCTGATAACCCGCTTAAGATTGAGCGCATAGAACGCGTGGTCGTTGGTGAGGTGATCGAGCAGCGGGCTTTTACAAACAAGGAAGATGAGTAATGCACTACATAACCGCACAACAAGGCAAACGGCACCTTATTTTGTCAGGTCCATACAAAAGCGAGTCTCAGGCTTGGAATGACATTGCCAATGCCTACGAACACGCCCGCACGTTTGATGATGGGCGTGATCTCACGTTGTATGGCGTAGAGCTATTGCCGGGATTCAAAATCCCCGGCAGGCTTAACCTAAGAGGCTTTCAAGTTGCCTGATAGCCCCACCCCTCAAGAGGTGCGCGAAACCCGCTCAAAGGCGGGTTTAAGCGCGTCCAAAGCCGCAGCATTGATCTATCGCTCAACTCGCAACTGGCAACAATGGGAGTTAGGCGAGCGAGCGATGGACCCGGCGCTTTACGAACTCTTTTGCATCAAGGTGAAAAATGAACAATCCGGCGAGTGATTTGATAGCGCTAAAGAAAATCTGCAACGACTTGCAGCGAATAATTGCCTATTCAAACTCTGACAAGGAAGAAGTGGCTAGGCTGGCAGATGACGTGGTGTTTCTTGGGGAGCAGTTGGGCAAGTGGGCGAGGGCTGAGTGACCACACTCAAGATACAGACCCCGCGCTGGGCTTTGCCGTTGCTTAAGCCTGCTCGATACAAGGGCGCATACGGTGGGCGTGGCTCTGGTAAGTCGCATTGCTTCGCTGAAATGCTCATTGAGGAACACATAATCAACCCGTCCAGCCGGTCGGTGTGTGTTCGTGAGGTGCAGAAGTCTTTGGCGCAGTCGGTCAAGCGGTTGCTCGAAATGAAGATCGAGCAGATGGGGGCAGGCGCTTACTTTGAGGTGCAAGAGGCGGTGATTAAGTCACGCAAGGGTGATGGCTTGATTATCTTCCAGGGGATGCAGAATCACACGGCGGATTCGATTAAGTCTCTGGAAGGATACGACCGGGCGTGGGTTGAAGAGGCGCAGAGCTTGTCACAGCGCAGCCTTGATCTGCTGCGCCCGACCATCCGTAAGCCTAACTCAGAGCTTTGGTTCACATGGAATCCAAGTCAGGCCAGCGACCCGGTCGATCATCTGTTGCGTGGCCCAACGCCGCCGCCTGGCTCGGTAATTCTGCCTGTAAATTACGATGACAATCCGTGGTTTCCTGAAGTGTTGCGCGCTGAGATGGAATACGACAGGCGGCGCGACCCGGACAAGTACGCGCATGTCTGGCTTGGTGGCTACCTGCAAAACAGCACAAGCAGGGTGTTTAGCAACTGGCGAATCGAAGAGTTTGACGCACCGAAAGATGCGGTGCATAGGCTCGGCGCTGACTGGGGGTTTGCCAGCGATCCGACAGTACTGGTGCGCTGCCACATCGTTGGGCGCACGCTTTACATCGACCACGAGGCTTACATGGTCGGTTGTGAGATCGTGAATACACCCGATTTGTTTATGACGGTGCCAGAATCTGAAAAGTGGCCGATGGTGGCGGATAGCTCACGCCCTGAAACCATATCCCACATGCGCTCGCATGGCTTCCAAAAGATCATGCCAGCAGTAAAAGGGGCGAAGTCGGTAGAAGAGGGTATAGAATGGCTAAAAAGCTTTGATATTGTTGTGCATCCTCGGTGTAAGCATACAATCGACGAATTGACGTTATATAGTTATAAAACAGACCCTTTGACTGGTAAAGTTTTGCCTATATTGGAAGATAAGAGCAATCACGTTATTGATGCGCTAAGATATGCCTGTGAAAGCGCAAGGCGCGCCCAGCCCAAAAAGGTTGAAAACTTTGTGCCATTGCCAACAATCAACCGCTGGGGCGACAATACGCGCAGGCACTAAGGAAACCATAAATGGCTCGAATCTCTAAAGACCAGTACCTTGCAAACCTGCACGCCGAGGCGCTGGCAGAGTTCGATAACATTCAATCTGCATTGCGCGATGAGCGCCTGCAATGCTTGCAAGATCGGCGCTTTTACTCGCTGGCGGGCGCGCAGTGGGAAGGCCCGCTTTGGGATCAATACGAAAACAAGCCTAAGTTCGAGGTGAACAAGATTCACCTGTCCGTCATTCGCATCATCAACGAGTACCGAAACAATAAGGTGTCGGTGTCGTTCGTGAGCAAAGAAGGCGAAGAATACGATAGTCTGGCCGATACCTGCGCCGGTCTTTATCGTGCCGACGAGCAGGATAGCGTGGCCGATGAAGCATACGACAATGCCTTTGAGGAGGCTGTCGGCGGTGGCTTTGGCGCATGGCGTTTGCGTACCGAATACCAAGATGACGAAGACCCTGATGATGACCGGCAGCGTATTTGCATCGAGCCGATTTTCGATGCAGATTCGTCCGTGTTCTTTGACCTTGAAGCCAAGCGTCAAGATAAGTCTGACGCTAAAAAGTGCTTCGTCATTACCTCAATGACGCGCGAGGCGTATAAAGCCACGTGGGGTGATGATCCTACTAGCTGGCCGAAAGTGGTGCATCAATCCGAATTCGACTGGTGCACCCCTGATGTTGTGTATGTCGCTGAGTATTACCGCGTCGAGGAAAAGAGCGAGACGGTTCGTATCTTCCGCACGATCTCGGGCGATGAGGAGCGTTACAGTCAGGCCGATTTTGACGAGGACGAGGAGCTTGAAGAGCGCCTTGCTGCCATTGGCTCGACCGAAGTGCGCTCGAAGAAGTACAAAGTTAAGCGCGTTCGTAAGTACATCATGAGTGGCGGCAAGATCCTTGAGGATTGCGGATACATCGCTGGCAAGTGCATCCCGATTGTGCCTGTCTATGGCAAACGCTGGTTCGTGGATAACGTCGAGCGTTGCATGGGCCATGTGCGACTGGCGAAAGATGCGCAGCGTCTGAAGAACATGCAGCTATCAAAGCTTGGCGAGATCAGCGCATTGTCGAGCGTTGAGAAGCCTATCCTCACGCCTGAGCAAGTGGCAGGCCACCAGATGATGTGGGCAGAGGATAACCTTAAGGATTATCCGTACCTGCTTATCAACCCAATTACCGATGCCAATGGCAACACGACCGTTGGCGGGCCTGTTGCTTACACCAAGTCTCCCAATGTGCCGCCTGCACTGGCTGGCTTGCTGCAAGTCACTGAACAGGATATGCAAGACATCCTCGGCAGTTCGCAGCAGGCCGATAAGATGGTGTCGAACATCAGCGGCAAAGCTGTAGAGATGATCCAGCAGCGGCTCGACATGCAGGCGTTTATCTACATGTCGAATTACGCCAAGGCCATCAAGCGCAGCGGCGAGATTTGGCTGTCGATGGCGAAGGAAATCTACGGCGAAGAAAAGCGCAAGATGAAGGCCGTCTCCGAAGGTGGAGAAGTGTCGGCAATCGAGCTTTTGAAGCCCACCATAAACGAAGAATCTGGCGAGATTGAGCTTGAAAACGACCTGAGCGAAGCCGCGTTTGATGTAGCCGTTGAAGTTGGCCCGTCCAGTGCCAGCAAGCGAGCCGCTACGGTGCGTGCGCTCACTGGTATGTTGGCAATCAGCGATGACCCGGAAACCAAGCAAGTGTTGCAAGCCATGGCGATGATGAACATGGAAGGCGAGGGCATCAGCGATGTTCGAAAGTTCTTCCGCAAGCGCTTGGTTAGCATGGGCGTGATCGAGCCGACCGAGAAAGAAGCCGAAGCAATGGCGGCAATGATGCAGGGCCAGCAGCAAGACCCGAATGCCATCTTCTTGCAAGCTGCTGCTGAAGAAGCTACCGCCAAAGCTGCTAAGGCTCGGGCAGATACCGTTAAGACGGTGGCCGACGCTGAACTAAGCCGCGCTCGGACGGTGGAAACGTTGGCTAAGGTTGATATGGATTCGCAAGACCACGCGATTAACATGGCACGTGAGATTGGTGGCGCTATTGCAGGACAAGTGCAACCACTGCAATGATTTTTAGCGGCATCCACCCAGCCGCCTAAATGGGTGAGTTAAACGGGGGCTTTATGACGCAAACGGCAGTGATGGAGGAACAGATCGAAGTCGAGGAAGTCGAACAGCAGGAAGGCGAAGAGCATCAGGATGAGCAAGTTGGCGATGAGAACGAAGCCGTCGCAGACCGGAATGATGAACAGCCCGAAGAGCAGGCCGACGAACAAGACGAGATCGTTGTATCTATCGGTGAGGAATCGCCACCTCAAGAAGAAGAAACTCGTGCGCCTGAATGGGTTCGTGAACTGCGGAAAGCAAACAGGGAAAAAGAGCGTCGCATTAAAGAGCTTGAGGCAAAGCTAACCCAGACAACTGAGATCAAGCCGGTTTCGCTGGGGCAAAAGCCTACGCTGGAAGCTTTTGATTACGACTCTGACAAGTACGAAAGCGCGTTGTCTGACTGGTACGAGCGAAAGCGAGAGCTTGATCTGCAAGCTGAGAAACAACGGCAGGTTGAACAAGCGCAACAGCAAGCCTGGCAGGAAACGCTAGAAGCCTACGGCAAGGCGAAAGCTTCGCTGAAGGTGCGTGATTTTGAGGATGCTGAAGCTACGGCCCAAGAGACTCTCGACATTACGCAGCAGGGCATCATCGTGCAAGGGGCTGAAAACCCCGCCTTGGTTGTTTATGCACTCGGCAAGAACCCTAAAAAGGTGAAAGAGCTTTCTTCGATTAAAGACCCCGTGAAGTTTGCCTTCGCGGTAGCAAAACTGGAGACTCAGTTGAAAGTTAGCAATCGCAAGGCGGCCCCGCCGCCCGAGAAGGTGGTCAAAGGTACTGGCCGCGTTTCAGGATCGGTGGACTCAACCCTTGAACGGCTGCGTGAGGAAGCTGCGAAGTCTGGTGATATGAGCAAGGTTATCGCCTACAAGCGGCAAATGCGCGCAAAACAAAACTAATTTAGGAGTTTTTAATCATGGCTAATGCCTTTAGCAAAGAAGAACGCGTTGCGTTTGAAGATATCCTGGAAGGCTTTCAGGACGCTCTCGTGCTGTCCCGTAATGTGGCTGTCTATAACACCGACAGCACCATGATGGAACGGACGGACAATGTCCTGTGGCGTCCCCAGCCTTACATCAGCCAGTCGATTTCCGCCGCCCCCGGCGTGGATATCAGCGCGCAGTACAAGAATTACACCCAGCTTGCTGTTCCGGCCACCCTTGGTTACAGCCAATCTGTGCCTTGGACGCTGAATGCTTTCGAGCTGCGCGATGCGCTGCAAGAAGGTCGCCTTGGCGATTCCGCCAAGCAAAAACTGGCGTCCGACATTAACGTTGCGATCATGAACGTCGCTGCTGCTCAGGGCACCCTCGTGGTGGATCGTCCCCTGTCCGCCACCGGCTTTGATGACGTGGCGCAGTGCGAAGCGATCATGAACGAACAGGGCGTTCCGGCTTATGACCGTTACCTTGCCCTCTCGACCCGTGATTACAACGGAATGGCGTCTAACCTTGGCAATCGCCAGTTCCTTGGCGCTGGCAAGACCCTGACCGCCTACGAGCGCGCTTATGTCGGCATGGTGGCGTCTTTTGACACCTACAAGCTTGACTACGCCAACCGTATCACTGCCGCTGCTGGCTCTGGCATCACGATCAACACCGCCAACGGTTCGCAGGAATACACCCCTTCTGCCACTACGAACTCTGTGGCTGGCGTGCTGAACGTGGATAACCGTTTCCAGACCGTTACCGTGTCTAGCACTACTGGCGTTGTTGCTGGCGATGCTTTCACCATTGACGGTGTGAATGCTGTTCATCACATCACCAAGGGTGACACCGGCCAGCTCAAGACCTTCCGCGTGATCTCGGTTGATACCCCAACCACCATGACCATCAGCCCCCCTATCATCGCTGCCGCGACCACGCCGACCGATGCTGACTACCAGTATCAGAACTGCGTCATTACCGCTGGCGACAGCACTGCAAACATCAATTTCCTTAACATCGTTGCAGCTCCTATCAACGTGTTCTGGCAGAAAGATGCGCTGGAAATCCTGCCGGGTCGTTACGCTGTTCCGGCTGATGCTGGCACCGCTGTCATGCGCGCTGCTACCGACCAGGGTATCGAGCTGGTGATGCAGAAGTGGTACGACATCAACACCATGACCACCAAGTATCGTTTGGACACGCTGTTTGGCGTTGTGAATAAGCAGCCCGAAATGTCCGGCATCATGCTGTTCGGTCAAACCGCCCCGTAATTGCGGTGATGTAACGGAAAGGGGCTTCGGCCCCTTTCTCATTTAAAGGGTAAAATATGCCTCTGAAAAAAGGTTATTCGCAAAAGACAATCTCGGCTAACATTAGCAAAGAGATTAAAAGCGGAATGCCTCAAAAACAAGCTGTTGCGGTGGCTCTCAGCGTTGCGCGAAAAGCTGCTAAAACTGCTGGCAAACCCGCTAAGGCACCGGCTAAAAAAGGTAAAAAATGATTCAATTCCCAACCATCGTTTATAAAAGCCCCGGCAGTCGTCGTAATGCTCACGGGACTTATGATTATGTCGGAGTAAAAACTCAGGAAGAGTTTGACCGACGAATCGCTGATGGTTGGCACCCCTCGCGGGCGGCGGCGTTCGCTTCCCTCAAGCAGCCTCAACCACCCGAGGTTACTTCGTCGCCTGCACCTATTCCTGACGATCAGCCAACTCGTGCTGAACTTGAGCAAAAGGCCCTTGCGCTTGGCTTGAAGTTTGACGGGCGCACGACAGACAAGAAACTTTTAGAGCGCATTGAACAGGCGCTGGGTGGGTGACTATGGGATATAGCAAACGCCAATTTGTGACCGCTGCGCTCGAAGAGATCGGGATTGCGTCTTATAACTTTGACGTATCGCCTGAGCAACTTGAAAGCGCGTTGCGTCGTTTGGATTCAATGATGGCAGACTGGAACGGCAAAGGAATTCGATTGGCGTATCCTCTGCCTTCAAGCCCACAGTTTAGCGACATTGATGCCGAGTCAGAAGTTCCTGACAGCGCGAACGAGGCGATCATTACTAACTTGGCAATCAGGATTGCGCCTAGTTATGGCAAGCAGTTGATGGTCGAGACTAAGACCACCGCACGCGATGCCTATCAAACGCTTTTAAACCGGGCTACGTTGCCACCACAGCAACAGTTGCCGGGGTCTATGCCTGCCGGGGCTGGCAACAAGCCGTGGCGCGTTTATGATGATCCGTTCCTTCGCCGTCCCGTTGATCCTGTGCTGACCGGACAGGATGGCCCGCTCAACATCTGGGGTTAATTATGCCGACAATCAATCAACTGCCTTCTCTTGCCACCGTATCTTCTGGCGATCAGATTCCCGTCTATACGCCTAGCAATGGCGACGCTCGGCGCATGTCCATCAGTGCCCTGCTCTCGTACTTCCAGCAGAGCTTTGCCAGCCCCACGTTGGCAACGAATCTGTACGTACCGGCCACTGGCTTTAATCAGACGGTGCCGACTCCGGTAGCGCAGCAGCAATGGATGCTGTTGCAGCCTGCTGGCACGCTTGCCACTGGCACGATTACATTTCCGCTGAATACCGGCGTGGCTGATGGCACCGAAGTTCTGATTACCAGCACGCAGCAAATTACAACCTTTGCCCTGGCTGCGAATGGCGCTTCTAACATCTATGGCGCTGTGACCTCTCTCGCCGCTGGGGGATTTGTGCGGTATCGTTTTTACCAGCCGACCAACTCCTGGTATCGCATCGCTTAAGGGTAAAAAATGTCCTATACCGCCCCGTTTCCGATTAGTTCGTTCCTTGATGTTGATGGCAAGCCGCTTGAAAACGGTTATGTATGGATCGGCGTTGCCGGGTCTGACCCGGTGGCAAATCCGATCAGCGTCTATTGGGATGACGCAGCCACACAGCTTGCAACCCAGCCTATCCGTACCATTGGCGGGTATCCGTCGAATGCTGGCGTGCGCTCGCGTCTTTACATCTCGGCCACCGATTACTCGGTCAAGGTAACGAACGTAAATGGGGCGGAAACGGTGCCTGTGTCGCTGTATAACGCGACTGAGGTTTCTGCGGCTGATGTTAATTTCTTGCAGGCTGGAACAGGTGCAGTTGTTAGAACTGCTCAAGCCAAAATGCGGGATGTGGTGTCGGTAAAGGATTTTGGGGCGGTGGGCGACTGGAACGGGTCGTCTGGTACAGATGACACTGCGGCGCTTGCCAATGCTTTTACCGCTGCCGCTGGTAATGTGTTGAGCCTTGAGCCTGGCAAACGGTACAAGACAACTGCCGCCATTGTTATGGGAGCAAACACCACTTTATTGATGAATGGCAGCACGATTGATTTTGTCATTAGTGGGGCTACGCAGTGCTTGCTTCCGGTGTCTGGTTGTTCTGTTTTGAACGGCACTATTCGCAACTCAGGAAGTTCGCCGTCAGGCGCGGGACAATACCAAGCACCGATTTGCGTTGGTAATTATGCAATTGGAACTGGATATAAAAACATTCTGTTGCAGAATCTCACTATCGTAAGCAATCGGCCAGATGGTAACGGCATTTTAGTTACTGGCGCGTCAGACAATATCGTCATTGACCAGATTTATGGTGCAGGAGATGCGACCACTGGGGCGTTTATCTGTGTGCATTGGGGCGGCGCAGACGCTCCTGCTTCCGGTACATATCACCCCAACAACATTCGTATCAGCAATGTGACTTGTGGTGCATACACCTATACCGGCGCTGAAATTGTTTATCTTGCTGCTGCAATCAATGTTGAAGTTAGCAATGTGCGGGTTTCTGAAGTGCAGAAATCTGTTGTGACTGTTTATGCGGGCGATTATGGGCTGTATTACGCTCCGACCAATGTAAAAGACATTGGATTTAGCGGCATTTATGTTCGTAATTGCCGGTCTGATAACTCAATTACTAACGGCGTGATTGTTGATATGCAGGCTCCTTTTGCGCCAGGAACTCCTATTTACGACGCAACTGGATTAGTTATTGAAGGATGCAGCACTTACGGAAAAACGCCCTCTTCAGCGGGTGGCGGATTTGCAATTTCAAGCGCTTATGGTGTAAAACTGAAAGATTGCAAGGCAATCAGACATAACACTGGCGTAACTACTGGCGCAAATGTAGAGAGATTGGTTGTTGATGGAGGCGCATACTACTCAAATTACAACCAAGGAATTTACATAAGCAACGGCACAGTCAATCCAAAAAACTGCACAGTAAGAAACACAAACACTTACGGAAACGGCACAAGCGGCGCATCCGCTGCGGCTGCTTCCGGCGTATTTTTTGGCAACGGAACGAATCACGTTGTTGAAAATAATGTTGTCGGATCATCTGGTGAAGGAACTCAGTTGTTCGGTGTTCGCGTGGATAATGCGTGCCTTGGCGTTGTTGTTCAAAACAATTATTGTGCAGGCTTAAAAAACGGCGGCGTTGCGTTTTCGATGGGAAACTCTACCAATTGGGTTACTCGCGTATTCAAGGGGAATGTTTCAGAGTCTATTGCCGGTGGCGGGCAAGTTTATGATGGCCCTAATCCAATTATTGTTGATAACAATAATCGCGGAAATACACTCCCAAATAATAAATCCTATGTGTTGTTTGGTACTACAACCCCAGCATCAGGAACTTGGGCTGTTGGAGATAGAGTGCAACAATCAACGCCTGTTGTTGGCCAGCCTAAAGGGTGGGTTTGCACTGTCGCAGGAACACCCGGAACTTGGGTTTCGGAAGGCAATTTGTAACTTTTGAATAGAATAGTATTAAACTTAAACCGTACTGGCCCGGTAGATCATGGATTCCATAGGAATCAAACATAAATGGTAAAAGACCCCCGCCTAACCCGCGCAGGCGTCGAAGGCTTTAACAAGCCTAAGCGCACGCCTTCACACCCCACCAAGTCGCATGTTGTGGTGGCGAAGGATGGCGACAAGGTTAAGACCATCCGCTTTGGTCAGCAGGGGGTGTCAGGATCGCCTAAACGCGATGGCGAGTCGAAGGCGGATAAGACGCGGCGTGAGTCGTTTAAGGCTCGGCACTCCGAGAATATCGCCAAGGGCAAATTGTCAGCCGCATGGTGGAGTAACCGCGTAAAGTGGTGACTATGGACGCTCTTGAACTACCAGATCAAGTTTACCGAAGACAAGATGGACGCTGGTGCAAGCCATGCCCATCGTGTGGCATTGAACAGGATTATTTGCGGAGGAACTACGCAATCCTGTCGTTCTTGGTGGGTAAAGAGTGCAAGGCATGCAGCAACAAAAAAACCGAAAACTGCCATCGTGGCATGTTCAATGCCATCAGGATTTCTTGGTTCAAAAAGTGCAAGATCGGCGCAGAAACTCGAGGCATTGAGTGGAGCATGAGCATTGAGGACGTGTGGCAGCTTTACGTCCAGCAAGGCGGCGTTTGTCATCTCTCAGGCATCCCAATTGCATGGGCATCTGTCGGCCAGATTCACACGGCATCGCTTGATCGCATTGAAAGCAGCAAAGGCTACGTAATTAACAACGTCCAACTGCTGCACAAAGACGTCAACATGATGAAACAGGCATTCAGTCAGGAGCACTTTATTGCCATCTGCTCTGCGATTGCCGACAAACAAGGTGAAGTAATTAGCTAATGCAAATACCAATCCTCAACGGCATTTACACTGACAGCGGCCCAGACCTTCGCACGTCTTACCCGGTCAATCTTGTGCCTGTGCCTAAAAACTCAGGCATCAGCGCCGGGTTTCTGCGCCCTGCTGATGGCATCGTTGCCAATGGCACTGGCCCTGGTATTGATCGAGGCGGCGTGAATTGGCAAGGCGTGTGTTATCGCGTCATGGGCACTAAGCTAGTGAGTGTCGCCAGCAATGGCACCGTCACGACGCTTGGCGATGTTGGCTCTGGCGATCTGGTAACGTTTGATTACAGCTTTGACCGGCTGGCTATCGCATCAGGCGGGCGCCTGTATTACTGGAACGGCACCACGCTTACGCAAGTGACAGACCCCGACATTGGCACCGTTCTTGATGTGGTGTGGGTTGATGGCTACTTCATGACCACCGATGGTGAGTTCTTGATAGTCACTGAATTAAGCGATCCGACTCAGGTCAATCCGCTCAAGTATGGATCGTCCGAGGTTGATCCTGACCCCATTGTAGCGCTTCTTAAGTTGCGTAATGAAATTTACGCGCTAAACAGAAACACCGTCGAAGTATTCGATAACGTGGGAGGTGACTTCTTCCCATTCCAACGTATCGACGGCGCGCAGATTCAAAAAGGTGTTATTGGCACTCATGCTTGCTGCGTTTATCTTGAGGCAATCGCATTTCTTGGTAGTGGTCGCAACGAGTCTCCTGGTGTTTATCTTGGCGTGAATGCTTCGGCCACGAAGATCAGCACGCAAGAGATCGACGATATTCTTCTCGGATACACCGAGAACCAGCTTTCCGATGTAAAGCTAGAGGCGCGCAACGATAAAGCGCATCAGCACCTTTATATTCACCTGCCAGACCGCACGCTTGTTTATGATGGAGCAGCGTCGCAAGAGCTTGGGCAACAAGTCTGGTTTGTTTTGACCACTGCAACAACGGGATTTGAACAGTATCGCGCGCGGAATCTGGTGTGGGCCTATGACAAGTGGCTCGTTGGCGATACGCAATCATCAAGCGTTGGCTATTTGGTGCAAGATACTGGCAATCATTGGGGCCAGATCGTTCGCTGGGAGTTTGGAACGCTCATTGTTTATAACGAAGGCAAGGGCGCACTCTTCAACGAGCTTGAGCTTGTGTCTCTTACCGGGCGCGTGGCGCTTGTCATTAACCCGATTATCACCACCAGCTATTCGCTAGATGGCGTCGTGTGGGGCCAAGATAGGCCAATCAGAGCTGGCACTACTGGTGAAACACAAAAACGCCTTGTGTGGTTCAAAAATGGAAATATGGGGCACTGGCGCATTCAACGCTTCCGTGGCGACAGCCAGGCGCACCTGTCTTTTGCTAGACTTGAGGCTCAACTTGAGCCGCTGGCCTACTGATGGCAAACAAACTAAAACTTACCCGTGACCAGCTTGCTTCCTTTCTTAAGGACGCAGAGCAGATCAAACAATTTGAGCAGCTTTTTGCTCTTGCTGATTCGATTGCTCCTGACGTTGTAAATGAAATCAACATCAACGCCGGTAATGCTCAGGCATCGGCTAATGAAGCACTGGCGCAGCTTCAAAGGCTGGCAGACGCGTTTGAGCTTGTTGAAACGCCGCCACCGATAGAGCACAACAATTCAGTCAAAACTGATTATGTAGATATCAATCCGCTTGCGCCGACACCTGTTGAAAAGGTGGGGCGTCTTTATTGGAGCGACGATGACGCAACGCTTGAGTTTGGTTTAGAGGGCGGCGTTACAGGGCAAATTTGCCAGCAGCTTGATTTTTACCCAAAGAACACCGGCGCTACGCAGATCAATAAAGGCATGGCGGTGATGGCGACCGGCGTTGTCGGAAGCAGCACAAAGATTACCTGCGCTCGCGCAGTGGCAGACGGAAGTATTCCCGCCCAGTATATGCTTGGGATTGCTGCTCAAGACATTCCGGTAAATAGTTTTGGCTATGTTGTTTGGTTCGGCAGCGTCCGAGGATTCAATACGACCGGAGCAAATAAGACTGTTCCAGAAGTTTGGGTCGATGGCGATATTCTGTATTTTGATCCGGTTTATCCTGGCGAGCTAACCAAGGTTGAACCAAGCGCGCCGGGCTTGGATTTGCCAATTGCAATTGTTACCAGCGCCAAAAACAACGGCGCTATTTTCGTCCGAATGAAAACGGGCGAATCAATGAATGAATTGCATGACGTAAATACAGCAACGGCAACAAATGGGGACCTGCTTCAGTATTATGGCGCGGGGGCATATTGGAGAAACGTCGCCCCTTCGACGGTTTCTGTTGGCACTGCCACTAATCTGGCGGGCGGTGTTGCTGGCTCAGTGCCTTATCAGTCTGGCGCAAGCACTACAACATTCCTCAGCATCGGCACAGCCGATCAAGTGCTGGCTGTTAATGCAGGCGGAACAGCGCCAGAATGGGATAGCACTACCGGAACAGGCAATGTGGTGCGGGCAACTAGCCCAACGCTAGTCACGCCTATTCTGGGAACCCCGCAATCAGGCAACTTCAGCACTGGTACATTTACGTGGCCAACGTTCAACCAGAACACTACGGGCACCGCAGCGGGCTTATCGGCCACTTTGGTAGCTACTAGCGGCGGCACCGGGCAATCAAGTTATGCAGTGGGCGATCTGCTTTATGCTTCCACTACCACCGCGCTGTCCAAACTGGCCGATGTGGCCACCGGCAATGCGCTAATCTCAGGTGGCGTAGGTGTGGCGCCCAGCTACGGCAAGATTGGCCTAACAACACATGTGTCTGGCACGCTGCCAGTTGCCAACGGTGGTACTGGACTGACTTCCGGCACATCTGGCGGTGTGTTGTATTACTCGGCATCCGGCACGCTTGCCAGCTCCACCGCGCTAACTTCTAACGCACTTGTTGTGGGCGGCGGCGCCGGCGTAGCGCCTTCTACCATCACAACCGGCACCGGCGTAGTTACAGCGCTTGGCGTCAATACCGACACCGCTGGTGCATTCGTGGTTAATGGCGGCGCTCTCGGCACACCGTCGTCTGGTACGCTGACAAGCTGCACAGGATTGCCGCTTACGACTGGCGTAACCGGCGTGTTGCCAGTAGCCAACGGCGGCACCAACGCCAGCACAGCTAGCATTACCAGTTTTAACAACATTACCGGCTATACCGCATCGGGCGCAACAGGCACCACAAGCACTGATCTGGTGTTTTCAGGTAGCCCCACGATTGCCACTCCGACTATCACCACATCCGCGACCGTTCCGCTTGTCATCGGTGGAACAGGCACGACTAGCACGCTGACGCTGCGTTCGACTTCCGGCGTAGGCACCACGGGCGCCGACATCATTTTCCAGACCGGCAATAACGGCGCGACGGAAGCAATGCGGGTTTTGAACAGTGGCAATGTGGGCATTGCCACTCCTAGTCCAACTCAAAAACTCGACGTAAATGGTGCGATAGCCGTAGGCGGAACTACAGTAGTAGATTCAAGTCGAAACATCACAGGTGTTATAGGTGGGTTTTCTAGCTATATCCATGCTGCGGATACAGCGCAAGATAATGGATATAAAGGAACCATTCGATCAACCAGACTTGCTGCTTCAGGCCAGCACATAAACCTTGTTCGGTCTTTAAACGCTGTTTGGTCAATTGGGATGGTGTACAACACCAGTGATTTCGCTGTTGGCATTGGCAAAAGTACCGACTCAAGTTTTACAACCCCTGAATTTGTAATCCAGCAAACAACCGGTAATGTTGGGGTTGGGACAAATAATCCTATCGCCAAGATAGACGCTAGAGGGCAAATCGCAAGTAGCAGTTGGCTAAATCTTTGGAATACCGGCAGCGTTGGTACGCTATCTGGTGGCGATGCTCGGCCAGCCATTACCTTTGGCACAACCGACACAGCGCAAGGTTTTTTTCTAGGCCCGCTTTCCTCAACAACCCGCGCATCCAGTCAGATGGGGTTATTTACGTGGGAAAGCAACAAATGGCTTATGACGTGGAATGCGTCGGACGGCAACGTCGGCATTGGCACCACAAGTCCTGACGCGTTGCTGACAGTCAATACTATCGCATCATTTGGTGACGGCGCAGCGGCTACTCCTTCTATCGCGCATAAGGGTGACCTCAACACCGGTTTCTGGTTTCCGGCTGCCGATACGATTGCGGCATCTACTTCTGGCGCTGAACGCATTCGAATTGATTCCGCAGGCGTTGTCGGAATTGGTACTACTGCGCCCTCATCAATAGGCGCAGGCATATCTACGCTAGAAGTCAGCGGATCCGCAGGTGGCGGCATTCGTTTTACTCGAACTTCTGCAACAGCAACAAACGGCTATATTACTGCTTTGTCGGGTTCATTCCGTGTAGCCGTAATCGATGCTTTGCCGCTTACGTTTTTTACGACAAATTTAGAACGCGCTCGGATAGACGCATTAGGCAATTTGTTGGTCACAGGGCCGGGCGGCCTTGGTTATGGCACCGGCTCCGGCGGTGCAGTCACACAAGCCACTTCGCGCACTACCGGCGTGACGCTGGACAAAACCAACGGCGCCATCACGTTAGTCAGCGCGGCGGGCACAACGGCATGGCAGTCCTTTACCGTTACAAACAATAAAGTTGCAGCGACTGATGTTGTGAAAGTCTGTCAAAAGTCTGGCACCGATCTTTACATGATTCACGTCACAACAGTAGCGGCTGGCAGCTTCCGCATTACTTTTGCCACCACTGGCGGCACAACAACCGAGCAGCCTGTCTTTAACTTTGCGATAATCAAAGCAGTGACAAGCTAAAGGATAGTCATGACCGTTACAGTTAAAGTTTTGATTCCTGCAAAGCAGGCTGAAAACGTACAAACGACTCAATACACTGCCAATAATTGCAAAACAATTATTGATAAATTCACTGCGACAAATACGAACGCAGGAAATGTTTCATTGAGCGTCAATTTAGTGACTAATGCAGGGTCGCCTAGTGCAGACAATCTTGTTATCGACAGCAGAAATATCGCGCCCGACGAGACTTATACTTTTCCTGAGCTTGTTGGTCATTCGCTTGAGGCTGGCGGGTTTATTTCAACCATTGCCAGTGCTGCTACATCGCTTACAATTCGTGCAAGCGGTCGAGAAATAACCTAAGATTTATGCTGTAGAATCAAACAGCCGAGCACCCAGGCGACCGGCGGCCATGTTGTCTCAATACTTGAGAAAACGCCGGATGGCTTACCCAGACAGCCTAAAACAAAATCTTGATCAGGTCTTTATGCTTCCAGCGTCAGCCGTTCAATGGCTGTTGATGCTATGGGAGGCAACTCAATTATTTGATGATGTGGCAGACGGAGACGAGATCAACAGAGAATCTTTGAACTCTGTTATCTGGAACGTCTTGGTCGCCATGCCGCAGAATCAATTCTGGCGTGAAAATTCACTTGTTTTGGCCCCTGTCGTAGGCGCTGCAATCTTGAAATGGCAAGCGTCAGACAGAGCAGAGCGAGACGGAAACGCCGACGCAAAATCATTTGTCTGGCGCGCAGGATACTACGATGTAGTGCTGATGGCGGTGCAACTTTGCCACGGGGCAGATGCAGCGGTTAAAGTAGCACATCACGTGATGGCGCTTTATGGCGAGAATTTTGAGGATTACATGAAGGAGTTCGGCAATGCCTGATCCAGTAACAGGTTTAGTCGTAGGTGGAGGGGCACTCCTCGGGGCGCGCAGTCAATCAAAGGCAGCATCACGAGCCGCAAGCGCCCAAGCAGAAGCAAGCGATCAAGCTATTGCGGAACAACGTTATCAGTTTGATGTTTTGCAAGAGCTTTTAAAGCCATACGTAGAGGCTGGCCCGCCTGCACTTCAGCAACAGCAAGCGTTTCTTGGCTTGCGTGGCGCTCCTGAACAGCAAGCAGCAATCGGCGCGCTTGAGCAAAGTCCATTGTTCCAATCAGCCGTCAGGCAAGGTGAGGAAGCATTGCTTCAGAGGGCGTCGGCCACTGGGGGCCTTCGCGGAGGCAACATTCAGGCGGCACTGGCGCAATTCCGTCCCGCCATGCTGCAAGAGCAGATCGCGCAGCAATATCGAAACTTGGCTGGTATGACTACATTGGGCCAGCAATCAGCGGCAGGACAGGGCGCGGCAGGTATGCAATCTGCTGGGGCAGTTGGAGAATTGCTTGGGCAGCGTGGCGCAGCTATTGCCGGTGGAGCACTCGGAAAGGCTCAGGCATATAGCGGATTGTATAATCTTCCCGCACAAGTTTTTGGCGCCCAAATTGGCGCTGGTGGAAAAGCCGGAATGGGTTTTGGCGGTATGTTTTAAGGATTAAAAAATGCCCGCACCTTATGATTATTCAGTTGATGTACAAAGTCCAGCAGATGCATTGTTAAGTGGGCTTAAACTTGGCTCAGCTTTTGCTGATGTTGCTGCAAGACGTGAAGCAGAGCAGTTAAAAATGCAACAGCAGCAGTCGCTTGCCAATGCAATGGGCACTCTGAGCGACAAGATCAAAGCCGGGACTGCTACTGAGGCTGACTTTGGGCAATTTGCTTTGCTTGCGCCAAAAGATCAGGCCGAAGTATCGCTAAAGGTTTGGGAGTCAATGTCAAAAGAAAGGCAGCAAGGAATGCTGTCTTTTGGCTCTCAGGTTATGGCTGCGCTAGACAGCAAAAACCCTAAATTTGGAATTGATCTTCTAAACGAAAGAGCGCAGGCAGAGCGCAATGCAGGAAATGAAAATCAGGCGCAAGCATATGAACGAAGTGCAAAACTAGCAGAGCTAGACCCAGCAGGGGCTATTTCCATCGTCGGCGGACTTATTAAAGGATTGCCCGGCGGAGATAAAGCAATTGAGTCGTACTTAAAAATAAAACAAGAGCAACGCGCTCAGCAGTTGGCTCCGTCTCAACTAACAGAATCGCAAGCAAAAGCACAAACAGCAGCGGCAAAAGCAAAATTTGCTGAGTCTGAGGCTGCGCTCGATCTCCAGAAAAAAGGCTGGGATATAACCAAGATTCAAGAAGATATTAAGATTGCAAAGCAAAACTCAAGCATTGCAGCACTGAACGCGCAGATTGCCAAAGAGGGAAATGTATTAAAGAGACAAGAGCTTGGCATGAAGTTGCAGGAAATGACGGAAAAAAGGGATACGGCTGTTCGTGAAAAAGCCGCTGACCTTGAATCTGCAAGGGCAAACGTTGATAACATGCTCAACACGGCTCAAAGAATTATTAGCACGCCTAAAAGTATTATTGGCGCGGCTGCTGGCCCGATTTCTGCGCGTGTTCCTACTCTTAGCCAAGACACAGCAGATTTTGAAGAGCTTGTTAATACTCTTGGCTCTCAAGCTTTCCTTGCCCAGATTCCAAACATTAAAGGCATGGGGGCGCTGTCAAATGCTGAAGGCGAAAAACTAACTGCCGCCTTGCAGAACTTTAGCCTTCGACAGTCTCCTGAGAGATTGGTAGAGAATGTTAAGGAAGCAACGCGTCTTTTGAATAAAGCACGTCAAAACATGACGGCTCGATCTGGGTTACCTGAATCTGCGCCAGATATTCCTGCCGCACCAAAACAAGCAATGTATGCAATCAATCCGAAAACCGGCCAGCGCATCATGTCAGTCGATGGCGGTAATACTTGGACTCAAGCGAGGTAATCAATGCCGCTTCCACCCGGTTTTGTATTAGAAGGCAATAAGGAGGCAGGAAATTTGCCTCCCGGCTTTGAGATTGAGCAACCCGGACAGCCTGCACCAGAAACTACCGCATCAGGTGTCATGGGCGCGGTGACTCGTGGCCTTGCTTTGCCTACTGCTGGTGCTGCACTTGGCGCGGCGGCTGGTTTGCCGTTCGGCGGTGTTGGCGCAGTACCAGGCGCAATTGCTGGCGCTGGTGCGGCAACACTTGCCGGGTTGGTTGGTGATCCGATTGTCGGCACGATTAACAATCTGTTTGGCACCAAATACACTATGCCAACGGAAGCAATGGAAGATTTGCTTACCCGTATCGGCGTGCCAGAAGCCCGCACACAGGCTGAGCGCATCGTTCAGGCTACCGCAGCAGGCGCGGCAGGCGCTGGCGGCACTGTGGCGGCTGGCAGGGCCATTCAAGCGGCAGCGGGTCAGGCTGCACCAGTTACGGCTGGCGTTGGGCGTATGCTTGCAGGGCAACCTGTATCTCAAGTATCTGGTGGTGCTGGGGCTGGTGCGGCAGGTCAGATGGCACAAGAAGCAGGCATGGGAACTGGCGCACAGATTGCGGCAAGTCTTGCCGGGGGTGTTGCCGGTGCCGCTGCGCCGAGGGCAGTTCAACGTATTAAACAAGGGCCAACGACTGCCAAAGCGCCAACGCCAAAGCAACAGATCGCTCAATCTGACATTGAAGCGGCAGAAAAGGCCGGTGTTCGATTGATGACTAGCGACGTCATCGCGCCTCGCACCTTTCCCACGAAAATCATTCAGGCCACCGGCGAGCGCATCCCATTGGCTGGAACTGCTGGCATGCGGCGTGCTCAACAAGAGCAGCGCATCGAAGCCGTTCGAAATGTGCTGCGTGAATACGAGGCAGATGATTACGCAAAACTTAGCGACAACGTTTTGAAAGACTTGGCGGCTAAACGTTCGGCAGATATCAGCAAGTATTCACAAGCAAAAAACGAGGTGATTGATCGATTGTCTCAAAAAGGCATTGTTCCGATGGGGAATGCAAACAAAGCCATTGACGATCAAATTGCGGAACTCACTCGACGCAGATCGCCAGCGGCAGATGAGGCTATCGAAAGACTGAATGAGATCAAAACAAATCTGCAAGATCGTGATCTTTTTCAGCTTGAGGCATATCGCCGCGACGAGCTTGCAAAGGCATTTATGGACGACCCAGCTAGACCATTAAGCCCAGCAGCTAGAGAAGTCGGCGAAAAAGCCTTGCGCGCTATTTATGACCCAGTGCGCCGCGACATGGGCGATTTCATCAAGCAAACCGGCGAGCGCCGTGATTTTGAAAAGTGGATGGTGTCCAATAAGCGCCTTGCAGAAACATCGGAGGATATGAAAAATGCCTCGCTCAAAACGGTGTTGATGAAAGGCAACGTTCAGCCTGAAGTAATCAACAGAATCCTTTTCTCAGGCAAACCAAGCGAAGTTCGCGCCATTTATTCAAAACTCACCCCTCAAGGCCAGGCCAACGCTCGTGCGGCTGTGCTTGCTAAAGCTGCGGACGATGCCTCGATGCAGGTCGCAGAAGGAAAAATCGTTTTGCCGGATCAATTCGCCAAGAATGTGCAAAAAATGGGCAATTCTGTCGGCGTTTTGTTTAAGGGGGACGACCTAAAGCGAGTTGAAGGATTGATGCGTGTATTGAACATCACCAAGCGAGCGCGTGAAGCGGCAGAAGCTCCGGCGACTGGTGCTCAGGCGGTGCCGTTTGTTGCTGGCGGATTGATGACGCAAGTTTTTGGTAGCGCTGTTTCTGGTGCAGCGGCGACCGCTGGAATCGGATTATTGGCGAGAACATACGAAAGCGCACCTGTTAGAAATTTGCTTCTAAAATTGCGAGATGCAGAGCTTGGGTCAGCACTTGAAGATGAGCTGGCAAGGCGTGTGATTTCTACCATGCAAACTCAGGCAGAAAAGATTCAGCAAGCAAGCCAAACCCAACCGGAGACCGAATAAATGTCCGTCTTGTCAGTACAGCCAACTTTCCCGATCTTCACCGAGGCAGACGGTCAGCCGCTTGAAAATGGCTATATCTGGATCGGCACAGCCAATCTTGACCCTCAAGTCAATCCTATTGCGGTTTATTGGGACGCGGCGCTCACGCAGCCTGCCGTACAGCCTATCCGCACGATCAACGGCTACCCGGCAAAGTCTGGCTCACCTGGGCGGCTTTACGTCAATTCTGACTACTCCATTCGCGTGCAAAACAAGAATGGAAGTGAGATTTATAGTGCGCCAGCATCAACTGACAAATACAGCAGCGAGTTAATTACGTTTTTGCAGGCAGGCACTGGGGCTGTGCAAAGAAGCGTGCAGGATAAGATTAGAGAGACTGTTAGCGTTAAAGACTTTGGTGCTGTTGGTAACGGGGTAACAGACGACACTGCGGCGATTCAAGCGGCTGTAAATGCGTGCTCGGCTGGCTCTACTTTGCTGTTTCCACTTGGTATTTATTTGATCTCTTCAACAATCACTATCGCTACGGCTTCAGTGATGTTAAAGGGTGTTTCAAACCCAGAATATATCACTGTTCCGACTATCAAAATGTCCAGCGGATCAAACTTCATGTTTGATTGCACTAACGCGGGCGTCGTGTTTGAAGGGCTAAAATTTCAAGGAAACGGCACGACTTACGGCGCAAGCTCAACAGTTAATGGCGTTCGATGCAGCGCGGCCAGTGGCACAGATTGCGACAATTACTTTAATTCTTGCAGTTTTGTTTATCTAAACAAATGCGTTGAAGTTAAAGGCAAAAACGTCAGTGCAGTTAATACGCTGTTTAGCAATTCTCTTTATGGGTTGTATCTTGACCGTAACTCTGCCGTTGCTGCGGATTTTAGGGGACTTTCAGTAACATATTGCCGATTTCATTCGCTTGGCGGTGCATCCACTGCGGCGTATGGCGTTTATGTCGTTGGATATGCTGCGGAAGCCAACTTCCGGGAACTGGTTTTTGTCGGCAACTATGTAGATGATTCGTATGCCGCAATTTATGGCTGCATTAACAGCGCCACAATCACGGGTAATATGTTTACCCGGATGCGCGGGGCCGGTTCAACCATTGAGATTGATCTTACCAACTCCACGTTTACGGCAAACCTGAGAAACATTGTCATTAGCGGAAATTCATTGTTTTGCAATGACACAACCAATACATCTACCGGGATCAAGATCACTTCAACTTGTTATCCGTTGATAGCCAATAACGAGTTAAATCAATATCAGTATCACGGCATTTCTTTGTCTGGTATTTCTGGGTTTCTAATAACAGGAAACACTGTTTATACGTGCGGCGCTGCGGCAAGTAATTTGTACGACGGCATCAACATTTCAGGAACCACTGTTGGCGGCGGCGTCGTAAGCGCAAACAGGATTATTGGCGCGGGTACAGGCAGAAGCGGTATTTACATTCAATCAACAAACAATCCGGGCACAAACAATCGGAATCTGCTTTCCGATAATTACGTTAGTTCCTATTCAACACCGATAACTTTGTCTGCGGCTAACGTCGCCGTAAGCAACACCTTTGGCGCAGGTGCAGTATTGGATTGCGTAAAGAATAGCGCGTTGGGTGGTACTGGAACGTTTACGCTCACGCCGGGTGTTGATTCGCCTGTTCAAAGGCAGGCAACGACCTTGACAGCAGACGTGACAGTCAATATGGCGTCATCAAACGTCTATGACGGCGCTTATTTTAAAGTTATTAGGACTGGTTCCGGCGCTTTCAATATGAACGTTGTATTGACTGGCGGCGGCGGTACTGCGGTTCTCGCGCAGAACCAATACATTGAAACGGTGTATTCTGCTCAAGCTGGCGCGTGGCTACCAGTATCAAAAGGTTCAATCGTTTAAGTAACAAACATTTAAAAGCCATAAATTAGGCAAAGAATGTAACTAAAAATGCCAACCTCAGTAAATGAGAAAAGACTCGTGAAATTCGACTCTACGATCAATCTAGGCCACCTTCTAACATTTGTTGGATTCGTCCTGACGGGCTTTGGTGCGTGGTCTAGCATTGATCGCAGGCTCACAGTTTTGGAAGAGTCTAGGCGGGTTCAGGCGCAGATTGATGCAAACCAAGATGAACGGTTGTCGCAATCAATGGGCCAGATTAAGGAATCATTGAGCGATATTCGTCGCAATTTAGAGAAGGTTTCAGACCGGCTAGATAAAAAGTGATTGATCTCACCATCGCCATTGATCTGTGCAAACGCTTTGAGGGTTTTAGGTCAAAGCCATATCTATGCCCTGCTGGTGTTCCTACCATTGGATATGGCTCGACGTATTATTCTGGCGGCAAAAAGGTGTCGATGACTGATGCGCCAATAAGTAACGAAGATGCAGAAAAGTTACTTAAGCATGAGCTTAATGAAACTTACCTTCCAGAAGTACTAAGGCTTTGCCCTGTTCTAAAGCAACATCCCAACAAGTTAAATTCCATTGTGGATTTTTGCTATAACTTAGGGGCCGGAAACCTTCAAAGAAGCACGCTGCGACGTCGAATCAATGCACAAGACTGGCAAGGCGCAGAGGATGAGCTTAGGAAGTGGGTAAAGGCTGGCGGGATTGTGTTGCCGGGTCTTGTGGCAAGGCGTGAGGCTGAAATCATTTTTATGAAAGGGTGATCGATGAAAGGCTACAAAACTGTCGTTGTTAATGCGGCTGCTGGAATTATTCCGGTGATCGACATTCTCGCCAATAGTGGGGCGCTTTTTGGGCACAGCGGTGCCGCTGCGGTGTCATTGCTTGCTCTGGCAAATATCGTTTTGCGTTGGGTTACTACAACGCCAATCTTTAGAGACTAACAAAGATGCCCGCACTAAGCGGGCATTTTTTTAATCAAGAATCCCGCCAAAAATAATTAACAAAATGCCAGCCAGCGAAACAAAATCAAACTCTCCCATGATTGATTACCTTTCGCCACGTTTATCAATTATTGGTTTTGGTGCCTCCTCTAAAGCATATGCCTTGCGGCATACCTTTATATTTTGTAACACAAAAATCAATGATTTTCAGGTTTTTTAGGTAATGGCGCCCACATAATCCAGAATGTGTCGCGCCCGTTGTAAGTGCCATACACGGCACAACCCAGCTTGCTAAGAAGCTGAACCTTGCGCCCTGTCGGGCATGTTTCCATCGGTTGCCAGTAGTAGTCGTGATCCACTACGGCAATTCCATCCGAAGAATTTTTTAGTTGCATTGCGAGTCAAACCTCCGCGCCTCGGCGCGACGTATGGCGCATTCTTGCTGCATACGCTCTGTCTGCTTCCCGCCTAAAATATAAAAAACAACGCTTAGTGCTAACAACGCAGCAGGTGCAATTAATCCAATTGGCCCTAACGCTAGACATGCGAATGACGGCAAAACAAGCGCCCCGCAAATCATAGCCGCCTTATGCAGCGCATCCTTGCAACGATTAACGTGCGGCGTAGGCTGCGTTGGCCTTGGCTGCGGAACAATGTTAGGCGCTGCGCGTAACTGGCGCTCTAGGCGTTGCGCATACAGTGAAGGCTGGATGGGGGCGCTTTCTCTTGGTTCAATTATTCTGACCTGAATATGATCTGAAAAATGAACATGGCGTTCAGGCATTGGTGATTGCCTAATCTGGCTTACATTCATTTTTTCTCCTTAAGATTTAGCGCGCGATATTGAAGTACGCGCCATTCAGCTTTGGACATATCGTGCTTGCTGTCCAACGCCTCAAGCGCCTGTTTCATGGCTTCAATGCTCATTTCGTACCCCCGTCATACGACTTAGCCAGTCCAGCCGCGAGCAGTATTTCTGCTACATCGCGGCCTTCGATACTGATATCTGCAAGAAAGTATCCCCATTTACTTACCTTGTGAGTGCGCATGGTTACGTCTTTACCTTCGACCAACTGTTTCACAAAGTCACGCGCTGCGCCGTATCCTGGTTGAGCTCGCTCAGGCGTATCCACTCGGGCCAGTCGCAAGCGTTGTAGAGTCTGCACTTTAAAACCAAGATCAACGAGCGCATCTACTGTATCGCCATCAACTACGTTAGTTACTTTTGCTTTGTATTCGTACATTTGGCTCTCCTTGTGCATTCAGCGCATCGCCAGCGTTTAACAGGGCTTTTTGATACTTTGTAACCGCCGCCTTCAGTCGGCTGGCTTTTCCAACAATTGCTGCACCATCTTTTTGGCTGCTCGGCGTTTGCGCCTGTATTCATTCTGTTTTTCCCTTCTGAACTGGACGGATTTCTCTATGCGTCGCTCATCAAGCGTTTGCGGTTTCTGCATCACATAGTCAGCCCACTTCATGGCAGCACTCGCAGCAAAAACTTGGTGAAGTCAGAAGGCTCGAATTCGTCCCACCAGACATCATCCTCATGGGTGCCAAAAAAGCTATCGTTGCCAGGGCTGCGCTGCCAGCCGCGCTCGTCGTAATAGATAAGCGTCGGGCTGGCTGCGAATTCGCCCCATTCGACGATATACCAACCAGGCTTAATCGGCTCTTCTTGAATCGCTCGAATCTTCATCGGTACAGCCTCCCTGTTTTTGCCGCCATGCTTTTAGATGCATGTACGCAGCTTGGTAAAGTGCCCCAGACTTCCGCTTCCAAAAATCATTTGATACATCGGCCAAAACATCCAAAGCGTTTAGCGCATCCTCGTTGAGTGGCGAAAACTTGGTGCCATCCCACGATTCTCGAATGTCGGCCAACACGTCATTGATTGCACGCGCTACTTCTTTTACGCCTTCATCCTTTGCACCAACTGCGCCAAGTAGCAGCAAGTCGCGAGTGTCTAGCAATATGTCAAACTGGCCGGGTGATGCGTACCCACCGCGAAATGCTGCCACTGCGCTGAGAATTGAGATTTCAAGATCTGGCACAGAGTACAAAAAAGCTAAAGTCGGAATTACTTTTTGCCTGACTTGGCGCTTACTGTGCTTTCTCAAAACAGCGCCTCCTCAAAGTTTTCCCAATCAATCTCGTGCAATGGTTTTGTGACTTCAATTAAATATGCAACACCATCTGAGGGCTTTTCATACGTCCAGCGAATAATTTCTCCCATGTCATCAAGAATGCCGTAACGAGTCAGACTCATGCAGGCACCATGCAAAGCACCGGAACACAGGCCATGCACACAAGGAACACGGCGGTGTCGCGGTCTGCCGCAAGAATCCATTTTTTGCCAAGCTGCAAGACACTACGCGCCCAGCCTTTGCGCTGGTGAATGACTGCGCGGCGGTCTGCATAATCACGCATTGGGAAGATTTGTACTGCACGACGGGCCAATTGCTGCTTTGTTTTCATGTTCTGCATATTACCTCCCTGTGAGTAACGCCCCCCGAGGGGGGCTGATTGATTAAGCGCCAAGCCTGTTTAGTTCTTGCTCCAAGATGCTATGCAACTCGTTTAATTCTTTGGCGAGTCTCTCAAGTTTTGCGGCTTCAGAAGATCGCATTTCCACAACAAAATCAATGTCTCGCACGAAGTTGATAACTTCATTGCCAATCTTGCAAGCCGGTTCGCATTCCATTGATATTGCATCGCACTCTATGTCATAGACACAGTTTTCCCATTTGTGCCCGATGAATTCCCATGTGGTGTTGTTCCAGTGTTCCCACGCATGCTCGACTTTCGCGCGACCGGCTTCAGTTAGCCGAATGTCATAAACAAAGTAACCTTCTGGGGCGATGATCGGCGTGGATTCAAGTGTTTGCATGATGCAGCTCCTTGGTTGATGTTGCGTTGTTGATGTGTTCATATTACGCACAATGCGCGCATGATGCAAGTCTTTTTAACAAAAGAATGTAAAAAAAGTGTGCAGGCAATAAAAAACCCGCCTTGTGAGCGGGTTGGTTGTTGGTGGGCGCGAATCCAACGCGCTTACCGGTTACTTCGGCGCCTTTTCACCGGGACTGTCGTTTGCCACCAACAAGGAGGCAGGCTGAAGGGCGCTAATTTTTATCTGTTAAAGATGAAAAAACCTTCAGCCTGCTTTCTTGTTGATGATTCTAGGGCAATAATTTGCCTTTGAACATCTTCATTGCCTTTGCCTACTATAACAAAATCTCCGATGCTTTCAAGGTATGCTCGCCAGTCTTTCTGTTCTGGCGAGACTGTGCCGCCTTTGGTGCGTTTCATCTCAACCCAGGTGCGCCATGCCGGGATATAAAGGTCTGGCACGCCCTTGGACACGCCCTCGGCCTTGAGTCGTCCGGCCACGCTTGGCGACCTTGCTCCGCCGTTCGGGATGGCAAAGATTCTTACGCCTGGGTAGGTCTGTCGGAACCATCGGACGAACTCGCGTTGCTCTTCGTGCTCGGTGGGAATGCGGTCAGTCATATTCCCCTCTAAGCACTTTTTCGACTTGCTCAAGTTTCATTTTTACATCAACCAGCTCGTATAGCGCAGACCGATAGTTTTCCCAAGCTGTTTCGGCGCGCTCGCGCTCAACATCTAACAAGCGTTCGAGCCGCTCAATCTGCGCCCGCTCTTTTTTAGTCATTGCCATGATGGTTTTCCCCATTGTTCAGCCATTGCATTAGCGATGCCTTGATAAGTCTCGCTGCGCTTCTTCCATCTATCCTCGCTTGGTGGCATTTTGTGAATACGCGCCTCGCGGCCTTCGACGATGTTTGTCGGTTTAAGCAGAGGCAAATTTTTTAACCATAAACAGGTAGCTTTTGTTTCTCCATGCCCAAACTGCCACGGTTGAATGATCTGGTCTGGCTTACGAATACGGCTGCTTATGATTGAAATCGGGTTTTCCAGCGCGATGCGCTGTATCGGCGCGGCTAGCAGCAATCGCACGAAGTCCAGCGCCTCGGCTTGCTCGACTTGTTTTTCCTTAAACCATCGAGCGCCAGATACCGCTAGATGAGTG